CTGTTGCTATACCAGCATTAGTATCAGCAACTATTCTAGAACCTAAAGTTCCGATTCCAGAAACACCAATATTACCATACTCAAGATCTAATGTATTTCCACTTTCTTCTGCTAACAGATAATCATCCATAACAAGCATCTCTGCCATGTTATAAGAACCATTTGTAGTATCTGTAAGTTGTACTATAAAATAACCAGCATCGTAACCATCTGTGGCAGAATCTGTTTGAGTAATATATTCCCCAATAACACTTGTTGTACCAACAGAAGCAGAAGCAATAGTAGTAGACTTTGTATTAAACTTGCTATGCTTCATAGTGAAAGTTCCAACTCCACTATAGTCGGAATTACCAATACCAATAGTAATCGTATTGATAACAGCAGTTGTTCCAACACCAGCATTACTACTATCTGGATGCCATGAAAGTTGGATATCACTACCACTATAACCAACTGAATAAGTTCCAACTCCTGACGATGTATAATCTCCAGGAAGAGTAACTAATTGATCATATTCTACAAGATCAATAGTACTACCATCATGAATAATATTTAATTCATCATACTCAAATTCTCCAGTCTCTGTTTTAGATTGATCAGGATTAATCGAAACTAATACTTTCGCAGAACGATATGTACTTGCAATTCCAACAATAACAGTAGAAGCATCTGATTTAGCTGCTGTTGTACTATGAGATTCTATTAATGCTACACCAACAGAAGTAGTACCAATTCCAAGATATTCATCTTCTAAATTATATGAAACAGTGGTCATATGGAAATCATTGACCTTGAAATTTCTTGGATAAAAACGTAATTGTCCTTTACCACCGACGATAGCAAAATCAAAGGATCCTAAATCATAAACATTACCACCATTACCATACTGAGTGAGATATCCAAATGAATTATCATGAATTACATTAGTAACCATTAATTGCCTTTCACCAGTAAATCTCTTATCCATAATATAATGGAAAGATTTCCTTGCTCTAGTTGTTGCTAAATCAAACTCATTAGCTACACTATACTGAGTTGCTCTAGGACGATGATTAAATGATCCACTAACATCATCAATTGCAAGAACTCTATTACCAACAGATTCATCAAAATCCGTCAAAATTCTACTAGAGAATATTATTTCATCTGAAACTATTTCTCCCTGAACTGTCTTAGAATTTTCTGTAACTAGATCAAAGTCATGAACACAATTTAAATCACCAATACCATATAAGTCGTTTACAACGTCGCATGAAGTAGTCTCTGTTGTTAAACCAACAATCATTGAATTTGAATTAATTGTATCAATCTGCATATCAGAGAATTTGATATGCCCTAAGGTATGGTTTAATGCACTTACAACATCATTCCAAGTATCGTATGCTACCTTAGATCTTAAAGAATAAGAGAAGTTCTGATAGTAGTAACTATCCTGTACTCTCTGTAGACTATAATTAAGAACACCAGAGTCAGTTTGCCATCCTTCATTAACTTTTGTTGATACAGATGTCTGCAAATAGGACTCATAAGTTGTTATAGAAGAAGCAATACCTAAAGTTTCGGAACTTAATCCTCTAATTTTTTGTTCTATTTTAAATTCATCAGTAGAAGAAACCCTTAGTTGACCTAACTTAGAATCCCAATCCTCAACCTCTCCAATAGCAGAATCTGATTGTACAGTTTCTCCTTTTATGTAATCATGTATTCCCAATTTAACATCAAATATTGGGAAATATTTCTCAGGTATTATTCTACCTACAGAATTCTGTGAATTATAATTACCAGGTGTTACATCAGGATCAAGATCTTGATACTCATTAAGTAAACTATAAGTAACGATACCAAGACCACCAATATTGGGATCAACAGCAGTTATCTCAAATAATTTGTAATCATATTCTGCAGAATTATATCCTCTTGCAGTAGTAGCAAGTCCAACACTTACACCTTCTATTAATACCTTATCACCAACAGAAAATGGGAAAGATCCAGCAGTACTAAATCCAACAGACATAGTAACACTAACATCCTTAGTAATTGTATTAAATCCAACTGTGTTAATTCCTACTCCATTACTTGCATTAGTTGGGATAATAGTTGGTTGTACATTACTTAAACCTTTAGTATTTTTAAGAATGGATACTTGCTGATCTCCTAATGAATAATCAAGATCAATATCAAGATCTCTCTTATTGGTTATACCATCAAAAACAAGAAGTTTTGGAGCAGTAGTATAACCTCTACCAACAGAAGTTATACCAATAGATTTAATAGATGCTAAATTCTCTATTGTTATAATTTGAGGCAATCCAACACTTGGTCTTAAAGTACTATCTGTTGGGAAATCATATCCAATATCTTTAAGATGCGTCTTTCTAACTTGTCCAATATTATCAGTAACTACATCAATAAGACCACCTTTTCCTGTATCTGATGTAATAGTAGTAATTCCAGGAACAGAATAATAATTAGATCCAAGATTCTTTATCTCAAACGCTGCTACTCCACCAAAAGCAGTTGTAGATTCTGTCTCGTAACTTAAAACAGAAGTACTAGAAATATAAGATGCTTTTTCTGGTTTTGTTGCTACAGTATAGGTAAATGTATTTGTAGCACCTACCGCAACCTTTTTAATTCCGTTATAACCACTATCAAAAGACTGTAACTCATTAGCAGAATCTATTCTAGTATCTCTCTTAATAATAGACTTTTTGGAAATAGGAAGATCACTCTCTTCTAAAGTATCAAGAGTATAATAAAGAATATTTGGAATATTTTCATTTACAGTAATAGTAGTAGAAGCATTAGCATCTACACCTGCTTTTCCAACTCTTGTAACATTAAAGTTTTCAGTAACTTTATCAGTATCCCATCTTTCTGTTAGATTTTTATCAATATAAAAATTAAATTGGAATGCAGAATATGTGGTTGCTTGATTCACAAATCCCAATGAAGAGTCTGAAAGATCAAAAATAGCAGACTGATTCTTATAAACTTTTAATGGTGGATTTATTGGATTAATTGTTCCAGCAGAAGCACTTGTAATACCAACAATAATTGGTTTTAATAAAGTTGCATTATAATAGGTATCTGCCAATTTAAATGTATTATCATCAACTCTCATTACATAGTATAAACCATCATTACTCAATCCTACAGAAGGAGTTGATGCAGTATGAATAATTTGTTGACCAGTAACTAATTGGTGATTATTAATAGTAATTTCATTAGTAGAAGTGTTTACTCCTGCAGCAGTAAAGTCCTTTGGATTAATTACAATTCTTCTATTATAATCATTATACTTAACGGTAAATGATGTAGTTATAGAACCTGGACTTACACTCATATTAACTTCATCATCTTTCAGTAATCCATGACTACTTCCAGTAGATACTGTTACAAGATTTCTTTGAATTTCACAAGTAATTGGATCATAAACAGTTTTAAAACTATGCTCAACACCCGTTCCTACACCAATAATAGCTAAAGTTGATGATGTTCTAACACTTTCTGCAACACCAACCCAATTATTACCAGAACTATCCAATCCAACTCTAACTGTTGCAATTCCAATTAAATTATTACTTACTTTTGCAATAAAAAGACGATCTCCACTCTGTAAAATAGAAGTAGTATTACCAACAAAATTTCCAGAAGTTGGTTCAGTAACAACATCATCTTGTACTACAAGACCAGATCCTAAATTAGGATAATAATCTACTATATCTCCCGTCTCAAATCCATGATTAGGAAGGAATATAGTTTTATATGGAATCTTAATATCTGTTAATCCAGCACCTGCAGAACCTCTACCTCTAGGATAACCACCTACAGGTGTTCCTACACTTCTCTTATTTGGATAATTAGGATTATCGGAAAGTTGTATTGTTGCACCTAATCCAACACCAGTTTCGTAAACTGGAGCTGCATCAGGATCAACAATTGTAATTGTAGGAGCAGATGTATATCCAGCACCAGCATTAGTAAGAGTTAGAGAAGTTACAACATCCGCAGTCAATACTGCTGTTGCTTCTGCTGTTGTAAGCTCTGTAGGAGCACTGAAAGAAAGTGTAGGTGCAGTACTATATCCAAGACCAATTGTTGCAGCAGTTCCAACCGCCCATGGATCTGCAACATTAAATGAAACTGCAGTAACAAAACCAGCTGTACTAATAGTTGCTATACCAACAGCAGTTTGGATTCCACCTGATGAAAGGAAAGAATCACTAATAGTAATTGTTGGAGCAGTTGCATATCCTATTCCAGAAGAAGCAATTGATACTGAAGCAGGATTTATAGATGTTGTATTACCAGTTCCTACCGTATGTAAACCAACAGTAATAGAAGGTTCTGATCCTGCAGGAGCACTAAATGTGACTGTAGGTACTGATGCATATTCTGAACCACCATCAGTTACTTCAATAGAAATTACTTGTCCTTCAGAAGTACCTGCACCAAGGGTTGCTGTTGCTGTTGCTGTATCACCAATAGCAAGTCCAGCAGGAGTTATAACAGTTGATCCAATAGAAGCAGTAACTGTTGGTCTAAAATAAAGTTCTGTATCTGTCTTAACTGTATAAGTTGTATTAAATCCTGCTTGAATTCTTATCTTTCTAGGATCTTCATAAAGAACAGTAGTTACTGTATGTGCAGCACCCGTAGTACCCTCAACTGCTCTAAGAGCTCTAATACGATTATTTTCAGGTTCTACCTGCAATACTTTAATTTTCTCTGTACCTATTCGTAGAATATCATTAGGATCTATAGAATTATAATCCCCATCAACATTAAAATAAGTAGTAATTCCAGTTACTCCATCACTACCAATTCCAGTAGGTTGAGTACCAAAACCAATTAAAGAAAGAGTATTAGTTGTAATTCCTGCTTTATAAACTCCACCAATACCCGAAGAGGTTGTAGATAATCCAGAAACATTAATTAAATCACCATCTGACCATTGATTTGGTTTATCAGAATAAAGAATATATTCACCCTTTTGTTTACCAGGATATACTTTAACTGAAGTTATACTACTGGTAGCAACACTGACATTAGTTACATCCTTTCCAACAACTTTAGAAACAACAGCAGATGCTAAACTACCTTCAGTATTATCATTATTAAATACAACTTTATCTCCAACTTGATATTGGGTTCCTGTAGTTTGGATTCCTATTTTTTTAATTTGTCCAGGTGAAACTGCACTAATCTCAATAGTTTGTTTTAAATCATTTGGAATATGAACATATTCATAATGATCTTTTCCTTCAATAAGATTATATGCAATGGTATTTCTTGCCCAAGTAGTATCTTCTAAAAGATATTGTTCTTGATTGGAAGTAGATTGGAAATTAAAATCATTAGGAGTGGAATGATAATTCTCACCAATAATATATGGGAAAGTAGGTCTCTTATATCCAGCAAATGGTCCAGTTCCATCTGCTACACCATCTGTTATGGTTGTAAAATAAGCATATGTTCCATTAGGGAATTCTGGTGTAACACAAAATCTTCCATTATTTTCATCAAGTACAGTTTCGTCAGTTACTCTATAATAAGTATAATCCTCAACAAAGAATCCTTCGGGGAATAAATTAACTGGAGGTCTTCCAGTTGTTAAATTAAGTCTATATCCAGAAGTTAATTGTCTTACTACTCCACCTGCTCTCTGAGAATAACCATAAGGACCATATATTGGATTACCATCGTATGCCCATCCTAATATTGGTGAGTGGTCTGTAGAAGCGATCTCAAGACTGTTTACCCTTATTAGGTCTCTTTTACCATATAAGGTCTTAGAGACCGTTGATCCTGCTCCTACGGTGCCGTAGAGTGCCTCTCTGAGCTTTCTTGGTGCATATAGATGAGAATACTGTAATCCCCTATTTTCATTAAATTCATCAGGTATAAATCCATCATCCCCAGTGAAATTTTCATAATGTCTCTGGAATAAATTAATTCTCCAATTTTTAATATTTGCCTCAAACTGTGCTCCATCACCAGGAACAACTACAGTAATTGTTGTATTTGATTGAGTATATCCAGCACCTCCTTCAATAACGTTTACAGATGTTATTGTATTATTTTCTAATACTGGAGTAAGTACTGCACCTATACCATCACCAATTAATACAAGATCTGGTGGAGAATTATATTCTTTACCTACATTCTGAACTAATACTTCTACAATTTTTCCATCATTAATAACTGGTGTTAATTGTGCCTGAGAACCTGCAATTAATTTAAATAATGGTTGTCTATCAAAATTAATAATTTCAGAAGAACCATATCCAACACCGTTATCTGATAAATGAATAGAATTAATTTCTCCTCTGAAAATAGGTTGAGTTACACACTCGAAAGTATTACCTGCAGTAGAGGCTATACCAACCTTACCTTTTACAGATACTGTGATTGGTTGATAATTAAATGAATGAGTACCTACACCAATGGTAGTTAAATCAACAAATTGTTCAGTTCTATAATTTAACGACTTATCATTCGTGTTTACTCCAACAGTTGATAATTTAAAACTATCATCATCAATTTTTGTCAGATAATATTCTGATCCACTAGTTAATCCACCAGCTGCTGTTCCTTCAGCAGTATATTTAAGAATTTCGCCAGAATTATATCCATGATCACTTATAGTAATAATATCTGTTGAGGTATTAATTCCACTTGATGGAGTAGTTGTTTGTTTATTTTGATAACCAGATCCACTAGAAATTATATTAAAAGATGATACTACAGATTTTTTATTTACTGATGCAAAAGATTGTTTTCCAATACCATTAGATGTTAATGTAATGGTATTAATTCCAACTATAGCATCTCCTTCATTCTTATGAAGAGTGATTGTATTTACACCAACATTAGTATTAACATAATATTGAGCATTAGTAGTTAATCCACCAACCTGAGTTTGATCATATGTGTAATAAACTACTTTTTCTGCATTTCTAAATTTATGGTATGTACTAAAACCAATTTGGAATGCATTATTAACCGTAGTACCAATACCAATTCTTTCAGAAGCTGCATCTGCAAAAAAGTCAACTTGATGACTAATTTTCTTCATATTTACAGCAACAACAGCACCTTGACCATTACCACCACTAACTGTAACAGTAGGTGTCTCTTCATAATCAAAACCTGGATCAATTATCTTAAGAGCAAGTAAAGAACCAGAAACTCCAGCATATCCAGTAGCTCCACTTCCTACAGAATCAGAAATATGTAAAATGGGTGGATTAATTACATCATAATCTCTACCAGGAGAAGTAACTTCAACACTATTAAGTTGTCCATATAAAATAGAATCAGAAGATTTATAATTACATACTTGAACACCATTAACTAACATTCCAGTAAATCCTGGTAATGTTTCAACAGGTTCCTCAGAATCATTTACTGAATCAACAAATTCTCTTAAAAGATTTTGAGACTGTAGTGTTTTCTTTCTAAAATCATAAGGTTCTATTCTACTGTTAGTAACTGTTGTAGCAGTATCAATACTAACATAAGTTCCATTAGAAATATTAGTCCTACTAGTTGCTAATCTAATTGTAGAAGCATTTACTCTTTTAACAAAATATAAACCTTCATCAAATAATTCAGTACCATCAACAATTTCAGTTACTTTCCTTCCAAAAGCATCATAAAAATTCTGAGAGATTCTTTCTGGTGAATAATAAACAGCATCACCCGTATAGAATCCATGATCACCATTTAGTTTAATTTGAAGATCACTTCCTTCAAATCTTCCTGAAAATACTACTGCTTGATTGTTAACATTTAAAGGTTGAGCATAGTATGAAGGAATAGAACTAGCAGCAACTAGATATTCATTACCATTTCTACGATAAACATTTTGTACATTAGTAGAATATGGAGTAACAGTCGGATAAGTATTAGATACTGCTTTTGATATATTTCTTCTTAACGTAAGAGCACTTACATCAGTAATTTGTCCCTGACCTTTAATATTAAATGACTTTGCGGAATTAATATTAAGTACAGTAGAGGTTTGTAAGGCAAATCCTCCCTGCAAAACAGTAACAGTATCTCCTACTTTTAAATAATGATCAACATCTAAATTAACTTTATATGTATAGTCAGCAACATCAATTAATTCTACATTATTGATTTTATAACTCGAAGCAATATTAAAAAACCAATCTTTACCTTTAAATGTATTATCCTTAACACCTAAGGTTTTAATTCTTGCAATATCACCTTTTCCAAAACTTTTCGTATTTTCAGGAAACTCAAGTTTATCTAATACCTTACCAATTCTTACTTTAATAGTTTTAGATGAATCTAACGAAGAAGTTCCATAAACATAAGTATTAATTCCAACATTAGTAGCATTATTAATTGTTCCATTAATATTAGAGCATCCAAAGAATTGAGATACGTTTCTAGAAGTATAAGAAACAATACCAGCAGTTCCATCACTATAAGTACAATATAATTCACCACTAGTTGGGAATCCTACTGTAGAATCAACATCCAATGATGTACTTCCAGAGGATACCTGTCCAATTACTCTAGTTTTATAATGAGGTTTAAAAGTACCGTATATTGCACCATCAACTCTAGAATCTCTATCATATCCACCGTCAAGTGACAGTTTATAATATGTTGTACCTGCTCCAGTATTAATTGGCTCTATTGAAGTAATTGGAGCATATGCTTTTGTATAATCGTTCTTATAAGCATCTTGGAATAAAGTGGCATTCTCTAAATTAACTGGATTACCTTCACCTTCGATATTTTCAACTACATATTGATTTACAACTCTATAATTAGCATTAGATGGAGTAAAAAGAAAATCTCTTGGTCTTACAATTTCTACTTTTTCGTCATATAATGCTTTAAATAAAATTTCAAAAGATTTATCTGTACCTTTGCTTAAATAAAAATCTTTTGCTTGTTTTATGAAAATATTTTGATCAAGGTCTTTATGTAGAGTACGATCCTCAAAACCTGGTAATAATTGATGTTTTGTTTTAAGTAAAAATTCCTTAAGGAATAAAGTACTCAAATTCTCGATCTTAGACCCTCCTAGATGCGTCTCAGAGGTGCTTGTATCAAAAACTAGTACATCTGGCTTAGTTTCACTCTTATATGAGGTTATACCACAAAATCCACGTACACAACCAGTAAAACAGGTAGATGCAGTTCCAGTATAAGTGATAATTTCATTATCAATTTTTAATAATCCATAAGAACTAGGAAATCCTTCAGTTCCTGCAGGATACTCTGTCATATCAACAGGAATAACATCTGTAAACTGATCTACATGAGTTGATAATCCTACAGCATGAATTTGATTTGTTTGCTCAGAAACTTTGACATATTGATCAATATTTTGTATCAGATCAATAGGACCACCTTGGAATTCTTGTCCAAGGTAATATTGCTTTAAAAATTCAGAAACTAACGGAAACTCATTCTGCGTATATGCAGGAAGTTGGTTCTGAACAATATTGTTAAACTGGATTCTCTTTTCTGGCATTTTATGATCTTACTAATGTGCCGTTGGCGTAACTAGAAGTAACAATATAATCGGATGCTGCTGGATCTATTCCTGAGGAGATGTCATCCACCACTGTTTCAAAATTACTTGCACTTATATCTAGTTGTAAATAAAGATCCTGTAATCCGATAACATCATTGGATTTTGGACATGCAGACAACTCAATAATTGATTGACCGTCCTTTATCTTACCTGATAATACATTAATTGGATTAATAGTGATAATTCCTTTCTTATAATTTATATTTCCTACGTTTCTTCTTACAACTGTGGGACTTGTAGAATTTTCGTTAGGTAAAGTGAATAAAAATAGAGATCCATCTTCCCTATTAGTGTTCGGAACATCAGAAAGGTAAACATCATTACTAATTCCACTTATTCTGAAAGCAGTAGACTTAATATTATATCCACTCATGCTTTTTATATAGAATTCATTACCAAATCCAACAGAATACTCTGCTAAAGTATTTAACAAACATCTCAGATCCCTTCTTATCTGAACTGTTGTAATATTGGATGTTATTGCTTCACTACTTTGGTCAATGATGTTTAAAAACTTACTATATGCAAATCTTGCTCCGTATTTGTTCATTTCGGTAGATTCTGCAAATTTATTTGCATTTTGAGACACAATACTCGAAACTGATGCTCCAGTATTTGCCAAATTACTATTATAATAGATTTTTGAGTCAATTTCGATGTAAAGATACTTTAGATCAAGAATTTCAGGAACAATTCCTGCCACAGCATACTTCTTTAACTTAGTTCTAATGTTTTCTTTAATTAAATTAGGTAAAAAGTCTCCAGTTTTCGGTTTTATGCTAATAAAGACCTTTCCATACTGAGGAGGAACTAAATCTTCACCTCCAAAGACAGAAATTGACTCTGTTTCTTGATAAATTCGAGATGGAATCAATGTTTCATAATCATTTGCTGTTAAAGCACGATTTTGAGAGGCATAAATGCGTGGAGCAAACTTTTTAATTGATTCTACAGTCTCAATATTATCTCCACCAGTCGAAGAAATGTCTGTAGTGATTAAAGAGACCCCAGAAGTGACTGAATAGTCTAATCCGTTCCTTTCATAAGACAAATTACCAGCAAATTCAAATTGACTGACTCCATTTCCAGCATCTCCATTGGAAATTATGTAATCTGCCTTAATAAAATTGTTTTCTTCTAACTTTTTACCAAAAATCCCATCTCCAAAGAAGATTTGATATCTTTCATCCTCAATTTCTTGTAAAAAATAGACTTTTGACTCAGAATTAAGGTCAAAAAGACTATCTTGAGTAGTATAAGTTGTTTTACTAGTAGAATTTTGGTTTGGTCTCACTACAACCTTTAATAATGAGGTATCAATACCAGCATTTGGTAAAATAAACTTCTGATTTGGTGTTTGAGAGGTAAAAGTAAATGTAGAAGTGATCAATGACCCCTGATAAATGCTAATTTCATTAAAATTAGCAATTCCATCTAATATAGGAACTGTAATATCACTTACAATTGAGAAAATAAACGATTGATTTCCAAAAGTACCTGAAGTTGCTGCTACAGGACCTGCTTTAAGAGTAATTGTGGCAGGTGTAGGACTAATATCTGTACAATCTACGAAAAAAC